AAAACGCGAGTCCTGTCGTTTATTAAGTAATAAAGAACAAGTACAAATACAAGGCGACTCTGATATTACCATAGACGGCCGCCATAAAATCTTTATTAACAAAACCAATACGGCCGGTAACAACTACGATATACAAGTAGGGGCCGGCGCAAATGTAAACATACAAGTAGACTCAGGTGATGTAAACTTGGTTACCGTAGATGGTAGAATAAACGTAAACTCTGGTGGTGATTACAATGTCAAAGTAGGTGGTAACTATAATATGACGGTGGCCGGCAATAGATCAGTTACCGTAGAAGGCACAACAGTAGATAACACAACAGGCACAGTTACACACAGAGGTAGTAGAATAGATTTAAATCCATAAAAACTGGCCAGAAAAAGCGCTGTTAGGAGCTGGAAACAAAAGCTAATCTATAAATGTAATAAAGATGTTAAAAGATATATTAATCATTGTTTTAGTATTGGCCGTCTTCTTTTGTTTAGGCCAACTTTATATAATACAATCCAATATGGCCGACTTATATAATATGGTCAATGACTTTATGGCCTTGTTTCTACCTGGACAAAACATATGAATATAAAGAATATAAAGAAACGTTGGAAAAAGGCTCTTAATACAGATAATATAATAGATTTCTCTGTTGATGTTGGCCTTATTGCTTTTGATGTATTGGCCTCACCTATATTAATTGTTGTACGTATAGTTCGTTTTTACTTTAAAAAGTTTGTCAATACACATTTAAAACGATTTCTTAAATGGTTTGTACATAAGGTATTACGTATAAAGTAAAGGCCGTTATTATTATACATAGTGGTGTGAAAACTCCAGGGAAAAGCTTAGGTATAGGACTGGTAATCATTTAACACTTCCTTTTAGAGAAAAAACCCCTCGGACAAAAAACGGCCTCCAAGGTTGACTATATACATAATATATTGTATAATGTAATTTATGTTGGATTATAAGAAATTAAAAGCACTTACACCACACTTTGGCAAAACGGCGTCTCTTTACACATATAAAGAGTTCGAAGGATTACTAAATCTACGGCCGTTTATATCAGCAAAACGTTTTAAACCAGCACAAGATACAAAGCGTTATGAGTGGCCGATCTATGATTGGCATACAGATGTAAATGTATGGCCAGTCTCGGCAATAAAGCAGGTGTTAAAGTATTCAGCAATCTACGTTAATGACGCCTCTCGAGCCAACCAAAAAATTAACGGATTTTCGGAAGGACTCGAAAAGGTCTTTAAGAAGCCTGTTGATTGCCATATCTACTTTTCTAATAATAGTAATAAAAGTAAAAGCTTTGGAAAACATAAAGATGAAAACCATAATGTAATTGTAGTATGTGAAGGTAAAATAAACTTTAAGATATATAATGGTAATAAAATTATGAATAAGAATTTAAGTAAAGGGAATTATGCCTTTGTACCTGCTGGTGTATATCATAAAGTAGAGTCATTAACAAAGAAACGATTGTCTTGTAGTTTTCCTATTTTAATGACATTTGATAATAATGTATTTGATGAAAGAGAATGGTTAAGTATATGATAGAAGATATTTTTAGAACACCTGTTTATAATACACAATTAAATGTAGATAATGATAAGTTATGGCAAGATTGTCTTAAAATAAAAAGAAAATATCCAAAAGGTAATCTAGTAAGTAATCGTGGTGGTTATCAATCAGGACAACTACTAGGTTTAAAAACAGAGCGTTTTCAAAAATTAGCCAACACAATAGCTAAACACGCTGGTGATTTTTCAAAACAAATTAATTTAAAAGTTGAAAAATTAAAAGACTTATGGTTTAATGTAAATTACTATAAAGACTATAATTTACTACACGATCACTTTGACGCTTATAATAAGTTATCTGGTGTTTATTATGTAAAGGCTCCTAAAGATTGTGGTAAAATTGTATTATATCATCCAAGTAGATATGTTGAACATAGTTGGGCTACAAAGACACCAACAGGCCAACACAACGAATGGACAAGTTCTATCTGGAGTCACGAAGCTAAACCAGGCAAATTAATAATCTTTCCGTCTTGGTTAGAACATAGTGTTGAACATAATCTTTCTAAATCACCTAGGGTTTCATTTTCATTTAATATAGTATAATATCCTAAATATTACTATGATTAAATTATCAGACAACGCCTTATTAAGGCTTAGAGAATTAAGAACCAAAAACAATCACAAGTTTGTACGATTAGATATAAAAGGTGGTGGTTGTGCTGGTTTTGAATATTCTTGGTCTTATGCTGATGAAGAACAACGTAATGACGCTGTAATTGAAAATGTATTATTAGTCAGTAGAGATTACGAATTATATCTAATGGGTTTAGAATTAGATTATACGTATGATGATTTTGAGTCATCATTTAAGTTTAACAATCCAAAGGCCAAGTCCACTTGTGGCTGTGGTACTTCATTTAGTATAGGTATGTAATGGCAAGTATTGTAGAAAATAAGAAGTACGGTGAAAATCATAAAGTACAATTAAAAGATAAACCTACAAATGTCGCCTTGTTTCGTAAAGAGGGTTATCGACCTGGCCAAACTATCTTTTTAATTACACGTAAAAAAGTAAAGGCGTCTAAACTATTACCACTTACAGTTGGTAATAAATCAATTACATTAAAAGATGATAAAAATAAAATTATAGAAATTACAGGTAGTGAAAGTTCTATTAATGGTTCATTTAATCACTTTTCTACAAATGCAAAATCAAAGACAAATATACTAACAGAAATAAAAGAGTTTGTTTCTTTGTTTATGTTTCAGGCGTTTATTGAAAATGGTAAAACGTTGACCGAAGAACAGGTAAGATCACTTGTTAAAAAAGAAAAAAATACTTATGACCAAAACTTTGATAGTTTTTATTATGAAAGTGCTAGAAAACAATTAGATGAATTAAAGAAATATAGATTAAGACCTGGTTATAATTATGAAAGACAAAAAGGACCTTTAACAAATGAGTTATATAAAGTGGCTCGTAAGTTAACAGGTAAATTAGATGACAACTGGAATCCAGGTGACGTATGGTTAATTAAAAAGAATTACAAAATGTCTATGTTAACAAATAGTAAATCAGCCGCTGAATTAAATAGTATGTTAGCAAAGGCATATAATAAAAAAGACATAATACCTATCTCACTTAAACAGGTAGAAAAACCAAAGGCGACCTCACAAGTCATTGACCCTAGTAAACTAATGTCAACTAAATTAGATTTAGATTTAAGATTTGATAGAGTTGACTTATCAGAAAGTTTTAATAACTTTATTGTTATATCTAAATCTGGTTTTGCTGTTCGTGTTGGTTTTAAGGCAAGTGCTACGACTTTAAATGTTTCTTTAGAAGGCCGTTTTATTGGTGCTGGTTTTCAAACAGGTGCCGTTGACGCTAGAGCCTATACAAAGTATTCAGACGAAGTATTAAAATATAAGTTAAGAGGTGGCGCTGTTGATCCGTCTAGTTATAAAACAGCACAAAAAGAATTAAAAGAAATGTTTAGTAAATACAAAAGATTGTCTAATACTATTTCTAATTACAATGAGGCCATTGCCTTGTTTAAAAAAGGTAATAAACTAACACAAGATAGATTTTCTAATTTAATGAGTTATATGTATTCATTCTTAATTAAACCTAAAAAGTTTGAAGATCATATGAAGTTTAATTACTTTACATCAAAAAAATTAACAACTGATAGTAGTATTTACTTAATCATACAATAGGAGATTAACTATGTTTAATCCTAATAGCATATGGGTAACTATAACTCTATTAGTGTTATTATTTTTATTCGCACTATTAGCTGGGCCTATCATATAAAAAATGTTAAAGTTTTGTTAAACTCATTTTTTCTGTGTTAAATACTTTAAGTCTTAACAAACACAGGAGATTTAAGATGAGATTATTATTAATCGCTTTTATTATGTCTTTGATGACAATAACAGCATACGCTAGAGACCAAATTAATATCGTTGGCTCTTCAACAGTTTATCCATTTTCAACAGTAGTAGCAGAAAGATTTGGTAAGTCAGGTAAGTTTCAAACACCTGTAATTGAATCTACAGGTACTGGTGGTGGTATGAAACTATTTTGTAAAGGCATTGGTGTAAACACACCTGATATGTCAAACGCAAGTAGAAAAATAAAACCAAAAGAAGTAAAACTTTGTAAAGATAATAACGTAACCGATATAACACAAGTTATCGTAGGTTTAGATGGTATTGCTTTTACAAGTTCATCAAAAGGTAAAGAATATAACTTTACAAAAAAGCACTTATGGGAAGCAATGGCCGATTTAGGTAGTAAACCTAAAAAATGGTCAGACATTGATCCTAGTTTACCAGATTCTAAAATAGCAATACTTACACCACCTGCTACAAGTGGTACAAGGGATGCTTGGAATAGTTTAGTAATGAAAAAAGGATGTCCTGAAGAAATCTTAAAAGAAAAAGGTAAAAAGGCTTGTTATCTTTTAAGAGAAGATGGTGCTGTAATTGAAGTGGGTGAAAACGATACTTTGATTATTAACAAGTTAGTAGGTGAGCCAACATACTTTGGTATCTTTGGTTTTTCTTACTATGATAATAGTAGAGACAAAGTTCAAGCTCATAAAATAGAGGGTGTAGAAATATCTTTAAAAGCAATACAAGATGGTTCTTATCCGATTAGTAGACCATTATACTTTTATGTAAAAAATCAACACATTGGTGTTATACCAGGCGTTGAGGAATATGTAAAAGAGTTTACTTCAAAACGAGCAAGTGGACCAAAAGGATATTTGATGGATTTAGGTTTAGTGCCTTTAGCTAAATCAGTAGAATCAATATCTAAAGTTGACTAAATACTTAATATCGTTCAACTCAAAAGAGTCGGAAGTAGGCAGTCGCTGAAGGAACGCACCTAACTTTAACAAGGAGGGTGTAATGATAGATAGGTTCACCCATTTATTTAAAGCTAGAAGTAAAGAACAAACTTTACTATCAAAGGCAAAGACTTTATTCTCAGGTAGAGTAGAAGTTGATATAAATGGAAATGGAACATCTGGTTACGTTGTTAAACACGGTACAAATAAAGGTAAAGTGTTAGGACATAAATCAGTTAAATCCACAAACAACTGGTAAAAGTTGTATAAATAGTTTTACCACACCACATAGAGAGGTGAGTTCCTCCACATATAACTCACCTCTCATTTAATCTAAAATTGGTACAATCGGATTGAATCGAACAATCAACTTCTGCGCCACAAGCAGATGTTTTACCATTAAACTACGATTGCTCTTTAATGAATATAAGTGTAAACTAAACCAATTATTGTAATTGCTGATAATACAACATTGGTAGTTATCAATGCGGCTTCACGCCACATAATAGAAACGATTAACCAGGTTAAACCCCCAGCCAATGTAAATAGAGGTCCCGCAGGATAGATTGCGAGAGAGTTGGCGCCGACACCAATCATTAAGAATGCTGTCGCCACCCACTTTAAATATTTGTCCATTATGATGATACTCCCATCAACCATAACATTAGAAATATGTAACAGATAGGTTCCATTATTCAGTCACCACCGACATTAAATCAAATGGCACACGCCACTTCGCACCATTACAGTTTACAACCGCTTTTACACGACCAAACTTCTCAATGATACCCATACGTTTTTGACCATTGGCTCTACCAAAAGTCACTTTAGTACCAACCTTAAATTGATCAGCCTTTACACTCTTTAAAGTCTGTTCAATAATAAACAGATGTTCAGAATGACTAGGTTCTTTAATCCATTTTAAGATTTTTGGTAAATCATTAAATTTAAGATCACTCATTATTTGTCCTCCGCATATAGTGTTTGTGAATATAACGCAAGTATGAAACTAGCGAACCCTAACATAGCAAGTGCACCACCTTGAGCCCACTTGTCTATTTCAATTGATTCAACGGCACCAAACATACTAATCGTACCTATGATTGCCATTGCGATTGTCATATACTCATTTACTTTTTTCCACATAGTTGTCCTCCTTATTTTAAGTACAATGGACCAGTCCATTGAATTGCATAATTACCAGTTAATACATTACCTCTAGCCGAGTTTCTAGCAGGAGCTCTATAACCCGCTGCCTTTAATATATCACCTTTTTTAAATTTACCAGAGTCTTCTCTAACGATAAAACAAAATACACCGTTTTCTCTTACAACCCTAATATATTTTTTACCAGTCTCTACTTTCCACAAGTTATCCCATTTATCAACCTGTTCTTTAGAATAACCAGTCAATTCTTTTCTACCATAACTTGTT